ATTATATGTTCATTGATTATCTTACATTATTCTCTACCAACTAAATTGCACCTAGCCTTCAGCTTCGTTCATTTTTCTTTGTTATTTTATTTGCATTATGATCTTTAAACCTCTATTTGTATAGTCTCAGACTCCTCTTTTTGCACCCCCCAATCGAATTTCAACCCAATTCTATTTGTACCACATTGTATTACTATTTTACGCTTTCGCTCGTCCTTTCTCTTACTGACCACCATGTCTTTTATCCTCCAAGCTCTTTGCCTTTCGCCGACCCTGTAGTTTTACTACAAGAGACGTTCTCCTCTCTTTATGGACACCCCTCCGCTCGTTCGATCCCAGTCCGCTTGCTCTGCAACGCCTTTTCGCTCAAACTCAATGCAGTCACAAACACGTGCACCGATGAGTGGTGGAGCTGACATTCAGCTTGAAACTAGCCCTTCCGGCCATGTTTCTTCTGAGCATGTCTTACCCATCCAAGGATCCGACGTATCCGCCCTACTGTCTTCACCTTCTGCCCAATCTCTCGCTGGAGCTGCATCTCCAATTAAACCAACTTTGTCCACCGCGACTTCTCTCGCCGGACCCCCATCTAACGGACTCGCTCTTCTTTCATTTGCTGCAACTCATCCTGATTTGCCTACCCTTCAAATGAAACACAAACACAACAAGTCTCTTCGTACTTCATCTCTTGTTGGAAAATATACTCTTGTAACCGACCATCATGTCGTTTGCCCTGCTGTTCCTACTTTCCTTCAGGGAGTCACTCGCCCTCCTGTTTTGACTCCTGTTCTTTCTTCAAAGTTCATTGAAAATTCCTCCAAGCCTTATGTTCCGCGCACTGCTGAATATCCTGTCTATCCCAAGACTTCCAATGATCTTCCTCGAGTCAACAATCCTGCCATTACTACTTCTGATCGTGCTCGAAATGCCCTCGCCTTCCGTGCTTCCGCTACTGACCCTCTTGTCATTCCCGGAAGCCTTATTGAACCTTTCAATTTCGATTCTGCTCCCTCTATTGAATCTCGAAAACGTATCAATGAAATTGCCCTCACTATGTATGAACAAACCCGCCGTCTCACTCTTCGCGCTCTCGGTTTGCCTGTTTGGTATCATCATTATGTTCAATTATACAAAAAACTTCCTCGTCCTCTTGACAAGCGTTATGCTTTGTATGACAACATTACTGTTGACACCAAATTCTCTGATGACGCCGTTCAAGACCTCTATTACTTAGTTGTAATGAAGCGTTCTTTCCCTCACCTCACCCTCAATCTCAACGAATCTCGTGCCCTCACTGCAGCCCCTCTTCCCGCTGCGCAAGGATTCGAGGTTCCTGATTTCCTCAACCCCTGGAACTACATCCAACACCAACCTTCTACTGCCGATGCTGGTTCCAGACATCACCCTGATGCCATTCCCTCCGACACCGGAGCCGGAGTTTCCTTTATTGACGGTCGACCTACCGTCCCTGAAACCATCGAAAACTTCCCCCCCAATGGATTTAACAAATCTTCCAACCAGAAACCCAAAACCTCCACTGGTTCTTGGCTCCCCGCACTCAATATCAATCTTGATGTGGGCCCCAAGGCTGCAGCTTACTCGGATAAGCTCATGGAAGAAATGACTGCCCTCAAGTCTTTTGTTACCTCTTTTGTTACCCCCATGGTTCAAGATGTGGATGCCATCATCCCTATCGTCGAATACATCATTTCTATCGTCACTCGACTCATTGTTTTTGTCAGATCTGATGCTTTCAATCGATCTGCTCTCCTTGTTGGCCTTGCTGCCGACTTTGGACTTTTCTCAAAAACTTTTGCTCTTCGTGACCAAGTTGTTGAAGTGCTTACACACTTTGCAGCTTGTATTTTTCAATTTGTCGTTGATCGATCTGCTGATTATCAAAATGCCAAATTCGATCGCCAAAAGAAATGTTCTGATGACCTTCAAAAAGAATCCCACGAAATCTTTAGAGATCTCCCTGCCTGCCAAGGTTCTCAAGATATTGACAAAGATTCAGACACGTTGCTTCGTGCTGCTGATCTTTTTACCAATCTTTTTGCCTCCAAAATTCCTGATGCCCAAGGAGCTGTTGTTCCCGACAACTCCTACCACCATTCCTTTGTTTCCAAATTCAAGAAGATGGCTAGTGGACTCAAAACAGTGACTGACCTCGGTCGCTCTATTGAGTTCCTTACCAAATTCCTTTGGGAATGTTGCTCTTGGGCCTACTGCAAATTCACGGGTTCTCCTCTCCCCTGTGATTCTACCCGTACGCTCATTGATTCAGCCTCCAAATGGATCACCATAGCCACCGCATGTTTTCAAGCCAATCCCGATCTTCTCAACGACTATATTCATTGTATGAAAATTGTCGCTGTTGCCGAAGAAGGAGACAAGCTCCTCGAAGAACTTTCCACTGTTGCCTACACACGTGCAAACTTTACCCCCTTCTACAAAACACACGATTCGCTCAAAGAACTCGCCAAAACTGCCAAAGCTATGATCACCGGAACCGGAACTCGCAAACCTGCGTTCTGGCTCTTCCTTCAAGGTGAAAGTGGTACTGGCAAAAGTGCTCTCTCTACCATGATCATTATGGATCTTCACAGAAACTACATGATGCATGAAAAGAAAATGACCCCAGAAGCTTACGTCGCTAAATATCCCAATCAAAGCAACGTGCTCTATGAAAGAAACAGTGATTCTACTGGTTCTAAATTCTGGGAGTCCTACTTTGCCCAATATGCTCTCTCCATCAATGATCTTGCCCAACACGATGATAAATCCCTCGTCACCGAACAAATGATGGAAATTCTACACATGATTTGCACCAGTCAATTTCCTCTTGACATGGCCTTTGCCCGTAAAGGCATGTGTTATTTCCTATCCCAGCTAGTTGTGACTTCAATGAATCTCATCAAAAATCCCGACTCCGCCCTTCCAGGCCGCATGGGAATGCCCGAAATGTCCGTTCGCTCTAAAGAAGCTTTCGCTCGACGACGTTCTCTAGTCGTTCAAGTCAAATTGAAACAAAACGAAAGCGCTCCTCTCGGACCTTCCCTTCGCATGCCCAAGCCTGCCGATGGAGGTTCTTTCTCTCGCAACGTTTATTTACTCACCCTTTGCGATCCCATGACAGATACCCCCATCCCTGGATTCACCGATATGACCTATGATACTTTCTTCAAGTTGCTCTATTCCAAGTTTACTGAACATCAGAAACCGCAGAACAATTTGGATGACTGGATCAAAGCCAATCCCTATGAATTCACACCCGAAATTCCAAATGCCCAAGGAAAAGAAGACACCATTCTTGGTTTTGAAGAAATCAAGAAAGGTGACCTTTTTACCAACCACTCCCTCACAGTGTTTAATACCGTCATGCACTCTGCCGGTACTCTGTGGGAAGTTGCCAAAGTTGAACCTGAACGCAATCTCATCACTCTCATTTCCAAAGACGAACAAGAATCCATCATTTTCTATACTGCTAGCGAATTTCGCAAGCTCTTTGTTGATCCTTTGAGCTTTGTTGATTCTGATATTGAAAAGATATCAGCTCGAATGTCTCTTCTGACATCCGATCAACAACAACTCATTTCCGCTATCAATGAAGAAAATGCTATTGCTCGTGCCCGCCTCGCTGGAATGAGAGATAAAATGAAAAACGAAATTGCTGAAATTCAAGAATGGAGAGCCAATGAAGCTCTCAAGTTTCAAAAAGTCTCTACAATCGCAAAATCGTTTACCATCATCTCTACCATCCTTTCATCCGCAGCTCTTCTCGGAACCGCCTGGTGTGCTTTGTCCAAATTAGCCTCCTGGTGGGATTCCCCTGCTGTCGAAGCTGAAGGATCCACCCAAGCAAGCAGTGAAGCTGCTTCCAAACCGCCCAAACAAGTCATTCATCTTCCAAAGAGTGCTGGCGAGAAATGGGGTCCGATTGTGCGTTCTGTTCCTGCTCAAGGAAACTTAACCAACATAATCGACCCCCTCGTCAACGCTTTCGAAAGAAACATGGCTACCATCACTTTTGTCAATGGCCCCAAGTGTGTTCATCCCTACACATGTCAAGCTATCTTCATTTGTGACACCATTGCCGTTGTCTGCCGACACATGCTTTATGTGTTGACTGTAGATGATTCTGAAGCTCTCATCAGAATCGTCTGCAACAGAGACAAGGAAAAGAAAACCATTCAATTCACTCTTGCCGAACTCAAAACCTACGGTAGCAATGAACTTGACATTCTCTTCCTCCATTTCCCTCAAGATGGACGACTCCAAAAATTCTCTTCAATTCTCTCCCATGCCGTTGATGAAGGTGCCCTCGCAGCTGCTGACAAGCACCTGACAGCCCTCGTTACCTGGAGAGATTTCAAGCCCCAAATCCAGTACTCCTCCGAAACCATCGACAAAAGTCCTCAAGCTATTGTCTTTAACGGAACTGTGAAGATTGACCTCAATCACCTCTTCCGTATGAAAATGGTCACCCAATTCGGAGATTGTACTGCCCCTTACTTTCTTATGAACAATGGTGTTCAAGGAAAATGGTTTGGTTTTCATTCCGCTGGTCAAGGTGAATTCGCCTACGCCACCATGATTACCAAACAAACTCTTGAGAAAGCCGTTTCTTTCTTTTTGAACAATACTCCTCTAATAGACCCGCCTGCTCAAGGTTTTGTCGACACCGACAAGACTAAGGTATCCTTTGGAGGATTTGCATTCGAAAATGTCTCAGAAAAATGGCTCCTCAATCCCAATCCCCGCAAGACATCCACTCAATTCCCAGAATTCGCCCTCAATCCCAATGTTGAATTCGTGGGAGTTGTGGATGACACCATCAAGAAACGCATTTCTACAGAAACAGAACTCGAATACACATCCTTAGCCGGAGTGCCCAACGGAGTTCCTGCCTGGAATGCGCCTACAGATGCCCCCGCCGCTCAAAACCCAATCGTGGTAGACGGTGTAACCGTCAAACCACTTGTCAAAGGTCTCTTGAATTTTGGAGCCAAGCCCCAATGGATCCCTGATGAATTACAGCAATCCTGTCTCAATTTCGTCGGAAACAATTTCAAGTCCCTTATGACCAATTCCCTTGACGCTCGTGAACTTACAATCATGGAAGCCCTCAATGGAATGGAAGGTTGCAAAAGCCTCGGACGTGTTGACCTCAGCACCTCCGCAGGTTGTCCTGCAATCGACCCAACCGCCCCTCTAGAACGCCGCGTTGACAGACGTGACCTTGTGGAAGTTCGATCTGAACTCTACAACGGCGTCGCCCGTGAAGTCATTTATCCCAAACAGAAACTTCTAGACCAAATAGATGCTATCATTCACCATTATGAAAATGGTAAGTGTGGTATCTTGGTTTGCGAAGTGGAAAAGAAAGATGAATGGCGTCCCCTCGCCAAGGTTGCTATCGGAAAAACCCGCCTTTTCGAAATCAGCCCGTTTGCTTTTCAAGTTGTGAGTAGAATGTACCTCGGTATGTTCTCAGCACAAGTTATTGCAGATAAAGAAACCAATGGCATTGAAATAGGTCTTGATCCTCATTCACAAGATGCATTTGTAATGTATCATGCTGATGACGATCAAGGACCTGGCAATGTCGAGATTGATGACGACGCCAAAACGTACGACGTCAATCTCCAAAATCCTTGGCACGAACTCTACCTCGGCATTGTTAATGATCATTATTATCAAGCCGCTTGTGCCCGCAGAATCAACTGTCCAAATGAACCTTTCCGCCACTCCACCGCTGCCGATATGGTCCGTGCTGGTCTAGTTTTGGATTCATCGAACAACATTCACATGATCGTCGCCGACGAACTGTGGAGAGTTTTCTTTGGATTCATTTCTGGGTGTTTCGATACCTCCCTTCGAACTTCCATCATCAACCATCTTCAAACCAAATATTGCATCGTTTACCTTGCGAAGCTTCTCGTCGAGACTTACAAAATCGACCCCGCCAAAGCCTATAACTTGTTCTTGACTGGATATCCCAATCTAGACGAACAAGTCGGTGAGTATCGAGATCCTTTTTCTCTATTCATCATGGCCCTCGGAGCTTCCAAGGAACTCGAACACAATCTTTCCTTCCTCATTCGCCCTCACACGTGTGGAGATGACAATCTCACTCGCTACCATCAAACCATGCGCTGGTTCACTTTCTATCACAGAAAGATGATCGCAGCCAGTTTTGGTCTCGAACTGACTTATCCAACCAAAGATGAGTCTGTTGTAGCCCCCTACCACACAATTCCCGGAACTGCTTCTTTTCTCAAGCGCACGTTCCGGGTTGTAGATACGAATGTTTTCTGGTGTATGCAACCCCCCGTTTTCCTGGATTGGATTAATCGAAAGAAAAAGAAAATCCCCGAAAACGTTGCAGTCCCTGAAGCCATGAACAACATTCTTGCTGAAGCTTTTGAATGGGGTGAACTGTACTTTTATCAAGTCCAGTCCCGCCTCACCGCGATCGCTTTTGCCTACAACCTTCCCCGCCCTTCTCTGCCCTATTCAGAATTTTTCAACCGCAAATTCAACCTCCACATGACTGCCCCGCTCCTCAAGTCTGTTGAAGAATTGCCTCCTGCCCAAGGAAAATTGGATAAAAACCCAGAGAAAACAACCTCCCCCCCTCCCAAGAGAGTGCACCTTATTCTCGCTGAACTTGATGCATACATTGCAGATGAACACGTCAAGCCAGCCCGCACTCCTCCCCGTACCCCGGGACAGAAACGAAAACACTCCCCTCTTCCTGAGTGGACTGATGACGAATCTCTTCCCGACGCCCAAGGTGGTTTCACATATAATCCACACAAAAAGAAATACGTGTACAAGGCGGTAGTCGATAAACCGAAGCGTCCTTCGCTTTGGGTTCTATTCCTATCGGCCCTATTGTTCTCCCTCCTTTGTTTCAGTTCTCTCATCCCTCCAGTCCTTCCAAATCAAGTCGTGATCTACGACTCCAATCATTCTTATCCTGCTGCCCAAGCTGGAAAAGAAGAAGGTCCCCAACAAGATGATGATGTTGAAACAACAGGAATCAAGGAAGTTCAAGTTTTAACCACGACCTCAGATGTGGTTTCCCTTGATAAAGGCCCTGAATATACTGGAAAAGCATCCATTCACGGCGACGTCAATCCCTACGCAGACATCGGTCTAACCAAGATCATGACCCGAAAATTCATGGTTGGCCGTTACACCTGGTCTAGCGCTGACGTGCAAGGTACGCTGATTGCTACCTTGAACTTCCCTTACGCTCTTTTCAACGTTTCCACGAATCTAGTGGATAAAATGAAACAAAATGCATTCTTGCGCGCCTGCGTGAGTGTTGAATTTAGAATCATGGGTACTCCGTTTCACTACGGTGCTCTCATCGTTGGCCATATCCCCTTCGGCCAAAATATTGTCAATTGGAAAACTGACAATATTTTCTCTCTCAGCACTTGCGACGCGGTCATAGTCAGTGCCAAAGCTGACGCCACGACCCAATGCAATTTGCCTTTCGTTTTTCCTTATCACTGGTGGACCCACGAGATGACCGGAAATCTCAACTATTTCGGAAAAGTCGTGATTCGCGTTCTTCACCCTCTGAAACGCGCTTCCGTCCTTGAAACCCAGTCCCTTGAATTATCGGTCTGGGCAAATTTCGAAAATGTTGACATAGCCGGACCCACTCTCAGCTCTTTCTCTCCTACCGAGACTCCCGAAGACCGAGAAGTTTTTCCCGAGTTTCAGATGAAGAAGGGTCCCCCAATGAAAAAAGAACAAGAGCAACGTTCTACAGGTTTGCTCACCCAAGGGATAGACGCCGTCAATGGTGTTGCTTCCTTTGCTTCCAAAATCGGAATTCCCTATGCCAATTCCGTCAATGCAGGTCTTACTGCTGTTCGCACTTTTACTAATCTTCTTGGGTTGAGTAAACCTCTCAATGTCGCTACTCCCCAGCCGGTTATACAAGAAACTTTCAATCAGATGGCCAGTGGAAAAGGGTGTTTGTATTCAAAAACACTTACCCTCGATCCTTCCACTATGGTCTCTAATATGCCTGAAAAGTTTAGTGCAACAGAGCAGAATACCTCCTTTGCAAAACTCGCCGCCCTGCCAGGACTCTTTGCTTCTGGCTCTTTCAATTCTACCAGCGCCTACGGCTCTATCATCGACAAGCATCGAGTCACTCCCATGACTTCATATACTGCCGGTGGCCCAGGTCTCCAGTTTGGTAGCGTGCTCATTCCGTGCGCCAATGTTGCCAGAAATTTCAGATTTTGGCGTGGAACTATGAAGTATATGATATATATATCTTGCTCTGACTTCCATGCCGGAATCATCCGAATTTCTTGGCATCCGCATTTCAATGAAATCCCTGCGAATTTTACTGTCAATGATGGAGATTATATCTCTGAGACAGTCGAATTTCGTGGTGATACCATAATTGAATTTTCCGTCCCCTACATGCAGCATCGAATTTATTCGGAATGCGAAGACTGTGGCACCAAAACAGCCTTAGGGACTAACGGAGGAATAGCCTACAGCATCGTTTCCAAAGTTGCTACCGCCCAAAGTACAGCCGATTCAACTGTGTACTACAGTATCTACTGCGCTATGGACTCAGAGACCGCCCAATTCTTCGTACCGATGGGTCGAGTTGATAGTGGAGCATCCGTTCGTGCCTATGTCGATGATATAGGTACCATGCTCACTTCAAACCCCATTGTTGCGCAAGGAGATGGTATCTCCCCCACAATGCATCTCAAGGAAATGTTTGCGAAGCCCTTTGCTTCCCTCATCCCTGCAAAAGCCGTCAAGATATCTGGACTTTGTGACGACGAAGTTTTTGATGTTCTCACTCTCGGAAAACGTTTCGAAAAGTGTGAAACAACAATCACCCTCAACGCCGCTACATACTACAATAACTATGACGGAGCCCCTAATACAACTTCGGACACCTACTACAATTGGTTGCGCAGAACTTTCATGTTTTACAGTGGAAGTTCAGACTACAAGATCTTTGCCAATCAATACCTCACTATCGGAAATACGTTCTATCTCAAAGCCGCTGTGAGTCACCGTGTCGCTGGAGTTGTTATTGACCCCGGCACTACGACATTCAATCGAAACGGAACTACGATGGAAGATATGGCCCAGAAAGGTTGTATGGAGCTTCATGTCCCCTACATGGAGTCCTTGCCCTTCTGGTCACTGCATTTTCCTAGCACCTGGTACCGCGAGACTGGATTTTGCTTGTGGCAGTGGACATATACTTCCACCACTCCAACCAGAACTGTCGAAATGTGGCGAGCTATCGGTGATGATTTCGCTGTTGGCTGGCCAGTTGGTGCGCCTATTCTCATATATGGCTGGACTCCACCATCCCCCGAAACCGAGTCCAAACCCCCTTCATCCAAAAGACTTATCGAGATGAAATAGGTAGTTGAACACCTATAGTCCAAATCGTTCCACTTTCTTTACTTACTTACTACAAGCCCGAAACTTCTTAAACATTATACTCAGAAGAAGATTCATCCCCCAGGGCTATATTTTACTGTTTGTT